GTCGATACCCTTGTAATGGCCGCAGAGGATGATGATGTTTTCCAGTGTCGAGAGGCGGTTGGCCTCGTGCTGGTCGTAGCGGATGCCGTCGGGCGAGGTGTAGATGATTTCGTCGTACGGCCGTTCCGACTGGAGCTTCTCGACCAGTTCGAAGACCGGTTCGCACTTCATAACCATTCCCGCCTCGCCGCCGAACGGATAGTCGTCGGTGGTCTTGCGGCGGTCGTGGGCATAGTCGTGCAGGTTGTGGACGACGATTTCGACCAGCCCTTTGTCCTGTGCCCGCTTGAGAATCGACTCGTTGAGCGGCGAGGTCAGGAGTTCGGGAACCGAGGTGATGATGTCAATGCGCATGGCGATTCATAATTCAAAAAGTAATCAAGTTGTTATTCTGCTCTGATTCTGGTTCCCGACCGCCGTATTCGTCGTCTTCGACGCCGTTTGCAAGTCTGACCCCATCCCAAACCCTTCCCTCGGGGAAGGGCTTGGTGCCGCTGTGCGGCAAAATCGGAGCTTCCGACCCTCGGAGCAAAATATAATTACCATTCATAGTCAGTTTCCGGGGCGGAAGATGATGTCTTTCGACGAGTCGTCCGTCAGCGGGATCTCCCGCGTGACCACGCTGACCACGGTGACCGTGGCACCGATGGGACGTTCCTCCTCGATGTGGTCATAGCAGTTCTGCCGAATCGTTTCATCCACCGGCCCCCGATCCGCTCCGGCAATAATGACCCGGACAGTCCCGTTCCCGTTCCACAGGGGTTCGCAGTTGGCATAGGCCACACCGGTAGTTTCCAGCGCCCAGGTGATATAGTGGTTCTTATTTCCGGATGTGATGGGCAGCGTCCGGCGTTGATGATACCGGGCAAAAAAGTCGATGTCACTCTCCACGTCTACGCCGCCGACCGCTGCCTCGGTATTGGTCACGCTGAGAACGCCGGCAACGTTGACATACATGGCCGTGATGCTGTCGGGTGGGAGGTTATAATCCGCACCCACCTCAGCGGCCTCTGCGGGCGCTGTTGCGGAGTCATCCGTGATGATGGCCTCCTCGGTCGTCAGGAACTGCAAACCGCTCTCAGGCGCATAGAGCGCCGTCCCGGCGGCAATATATGTACCCTCAGTCCCCGTGAAGGCGATTTCCACGGTGGCTTTCTTGCCGGCGGCGCGAACCATGCCGATCTGCGCCGCATTTTTATCGATGTACTCGCCGGAGGTCTCATCCGGAAAGGACATGTGAAGCAAGCTCGGGAACTGCTGGTACATCTTGAACAGCTGATAAGCCGCTACGCTTACCAGCGTATTTGCGTAGGACCCTTCTCTGATGCTGACGTCAACTCCTTTGGCCGTCAGGTCAGAGAGCATGCTCGCTTTGATGCTTTCCGGCGTCAGCTCGTCATAAGGCGATGTCGCAGTCATCGATGGTCACCTCCCCATAGATCGTTGTCAATTTGAAACTCAGATGCAGGACTGAGCCCTCGAAGCTCACGCTTACCTGCGTGACGTTCGTGATATACGGATTGACCTGCAGCGTTTCCCGTACAATGCGGATGGCCTCAGATTCCCGCACCTCTCCGGAATATGCCTGCCCCAGCAAGGTATTTCCGTCAAGGCCGTAGTCGGTGCTGAACACGTCGTGGTTGAAGCGCATGGTGTGCAGCGCATTCCACGCCCACACCAGAACGGCGCGCCCCCCCGTCACGTATACGGGGTTTCCACCTTTCCAGACGGGTTTGTTCGTCCGGAAGTCCCAGTCCACCTCGCGGTAGAGCGGAAGGCCGTCAGAGCCGGTCAGTTCCCCGGTATCCGGCTCTGAGATCAAAGGGAACAGGCTCACGGCAGCTCCACCATCCTCTCGAGAAGGTAGTAGGTCTGCCCGTCGCTGGATCGCATGAGCAGAACCTCGTCATCAACCTGGAGAATTGTCGCACCGTAGACGTACTCCTCCGGCCGGGTGGCCACGCCGATGGACAGCGCACACTTGCACACAAATTCCTTCATAGGAAGCCGCGTCCGGACGCCGCGTCCTTCAACAGGCTTCTCCTGGATGAAATTCGAATACATTGACTCCGGCACACGCAGGTCATCCCTGTCAAGGTCGAGCCCGTCGGCGCGGATCTTCAGCGGCCGCAGGGAGAGGATCTTTCCGATGGCGTAATACGTCGGTGCCTGCTCCCGGGCCTGCTGCCGGATGTGGTTATTCAGCCCCAGATAGGGGTCTCTGGCGTCGCTCATTTGACCTCACTTCCTGCGTCGGCCGTTGCCATCACATTCCGGCAATTCAGCGTCAGCTTCGTGTAGTAATTCTTGTTCTTCCAGGTGTGGACATCGGCGTCGATCCAGAAAATGCCGGTCAACCCGGTCTTACCCTCTCTGACCACCACGGTTTCTCCGGTCAGCAGGCTCATGTCTCCCAGAACGTTGACCGTCACGGTCTTCTGCAGCTTGCCGTCTGCAAGGATCTTCTTGGCAGACGCATCAGCCCTCGCTGCTCCGTCATTTCCCTGGGTGACATGCTGCTCCATCACGCCGCAGAGCTTCTGTGCCTCGCTGTCACCCATTCTCCGCAGAAAGTTACCGTTCTGGTCGTAGATGGCCACGCTGTTGACCATTTGGGTCGCATCTTCCTTCGTGGTGGCGTTCATCAGGTTGGATGCAGCCTTCAGGACCAGACTGGACGTGCTGACGGTGCGCTCCTTCACCAGCAGGCCGGCAGGGGTATAACGGATCGCATAGACCTTCCCGTTCTTCTCGCTGGCCAGTGTCCATGCGGTGGTGATCAGCTGGTTCAGCTTCACGCCGGTAAATTTTCTCCGGAGCGGAATGCCTGTGTGTGGCATCTGCGCAATGGGGATCCCTCGGTCGGCGCAGGCCAAACGAGTCATCTCCTCCGGCGTTGCGCCGGTGAATTTGTAGGTGCCGTCATTGCGCTGCAGATAATAGCCGTAGTCAAAGGCGGTGAAGGCCATGGTACTGTCTTCCGAGCCGAGGCTTCTCTGCAGCACAATGCCTACAAACTTCTTCTCGCCACCGTCGGTCATCGTGACCAGGTCACCGATCTCCGGTACCGGAAGCTGGCTGTTTTCGATGTAAGCTACCTCGCCGGTCAGCTGTCGGCTGATGGTAGACTTATCGCCCGACCATGTCCAATACGTCAGGATATCCGTGATGTCCCGGGTACCGGACTTGGATTTGGTCAGATAGATCATCATGCGGATCCCCCCAGCAAAACCGTCTCGGACGGAACCTGTATCGTCACACCGGGATAGATCAGATGTGGATTTTTGATCCCGTTATATTTGGCCAGAGCGTTGTAGTACTTTGCGGAAGATTTGCCGTAATACCGGCGGCAGATCACCGAGAGGGTGTCTCCGGAGACGATTGTATATGACTGCGTTTTTCTGGAGGAGGAGGCATCGTTTGCCCGACCGTTGTTCTGGGTGCCGCCAGCCGCGGCCACTTCCTTTGCCTCCAGGTCGCAGTATTCACGGATAGCCACGGTAACATAGCGGTCACCAGTACCATCTTTCTCGCTCTGCGTGACGTCCTCGATGTAGATCAGGGTGTTGATCTCTGTCCCGGTGATCACCATACGGATGACCTTCCCGTCGGCAGCCCAGGCGTTGAGGTAGTCCAGATAATACTGAGGCTCTGCGTGGGAGCCCGCCTCCATCCACGGATAATCCTGCGCCGGGAGTAGGAAGTCCAGGTTGCCGGAGAATCGCGTCATGCCGCCGGGGCGATAGACGTCCCCCAGCGCATTGATGTTGATGGTCTCGATGCGTTTGCCCACCGTCCATTGGTAGGTGTCCGGCGTTACCGGCATGACCAGAGAGACGCTGTCACGAATAAAACAGATCTGCACCGGCTCACCCCCTCATTCCGGCCAGCTCCATCTTCTGGAGCAGTGCCGCAGCCACGCGGTCAATGTCGGCGTCCTCCCGGATGGTCACGCCATTCATAATGATCTGCACGCCGCCGGAGCCGCCATTCCCGCTTCGCGCCTCCTCGGCAGTCAGCACCTGCTCGCCCTGGTGGAGCAGCGCAGGGAAATTGTCATAGGGTACATAGTCAATGCCCACAGCGTAGCCGATGGTATTGCGCGGGACAACATTGGCGTAACCGTAGCCATTGGCAATCATCGTATTTGTACCCGAAGACGTGCCCGTGGTCTGTGTGGTGGCCGTCCATGTTGCCGCACGGCCCTTCGTAAGATTCTGCGACAGGTCATACTGCGCTTTCCAGCCGCCCAGTGCTGCGGTGTTCTCCCGAATCGCAGTAATCATGTCGTTTTCTGCGTCGGTCTGGGCGCGGACTGCCTCGCTGGAATCATACTGCGCCTCAGCCAAGGCGCGTGCTTCCTCCAGATAGGTCTCCACCAGCGTGCCCGCCTGCGTGTTCCCGTTGTTATAGTCTTCCATAGCCTGCTGGTACAGCCCGGCCAGCTCCTGAAGGCGTTCTGCGTTACCGTCGCTCCAATCCAGCGCGGTTTCCTTGCCAGTGAGCACCGCTGAAAGAGCTTCCTCGGTATATTGATCCGCAAGGTTTTCCAAAGCGGCTCGGCCTGCGCCGATTGCCTTATTGGCCTCCTGAAGAGCATCACCCAGCTCGCCGCCATAGCTCTCGATCTGGGCAGCTATGCTCTTTGACCTCTCTTCGTTGTAGCCCTCGCCCATAGCCGAATCGATGTCGGCCTGGACGTCGCTCAGGTTATCCGTCAAGGCGTCATAGCTGGTGGCCAGCTTATCCGACAGGCCGCCATAGGTCTCGTTGATGTATGTCAGGATAGCCTCAGCGGCATCTGCGCCGCTGATCTTTCCCTTGGTCACCATCTCGGGGATCTTTGACTTATCCTTGCCCGTGGAATTGGCCAGAGCCTGATAGACGTCTACGCCGCGCTCAGAGAAGTAATTCAGATACTCCGTCGTTGCCTTTCCCGAGGTTCGCATGCGGCTCAGGCCGGAGATGAACATCTTGACGTCAGAGGAACCCAGATTCAGGCCGGCAGAGGCATCCGACAGCGTCTGGAGCACACCCAGCGTTTTCTCCGCGTCGTAGGTATTCAGCAGAAGCTTGGAATACCCTGTGATCTCGTCGTAAGAATAGTTGGTGGACGTTGCCATGGCTTTGACACGGTCCAGATAGGCGTTTGCGGCCTCGTCACCACCCAGCTTCTGAGCGAAGGCCATCTGCGTCTGCTCACGGGAGCCTGCGATCGTGCTGCCGGAGGAAAGGCCTGTATCGGTAGTTGCGCCAGCATTTTCGTACAGCCCTGCGTACCAGTCTTTGTAAGCATCGTCGCGCTTTTCAAAAATCTGGATCCCGCCAGATACCAGACCAACGCCCGTCCCGATAGCCGCACCGATCGCCGCTCCGGCCGGCCCACCAACCATGAAGCCGGCAGAAGCACCTGTCGCAGCCGTAGACAGCGCGCTGGAAAACATGGAGCCCCCATCATCGCCGAGGGCACTTCCTGCAATAGCATTTGCCCCCTGGGACAGGATCTGCTTGGCGGCGTCGCCTATGCCGCTGACTGCGAGAGCATTGATCACGCTTTTGCCGAAGCTCGTGCCCCCGCCACCGCTGTCTGCAGAGTTTTCGGTCTTGGAGATGGCCTTTTCTGTCTCCCTAGCCGCGCTGGTCACGGCTTTCAGATTGCGAACCATGTTGTCGTAGTTGGCCTGCGCCAGTTCCAGCTTCAGGCCATCTGCAGCCGAGTGCGTCAGATCGAACTGTTTCTCGGCAGCCTTCAGCTCTGATTTGGCTTTGCTGAGATCCATCTTCATGGTGATCTTATTTTTATTCAGCGCATACAGCGTATCCTCCAACTTGTCTACGTCCTTGCTGAAGGACTTCGTCACGCTGGACATTTTCTTGATCGCATCCGAATAACGATCCGTAGACTTGACAACAATAGATGTCTCAGGCATATTTCCTCCCCCTTTCTTGACATTTTTGAGGCTTTTGCTATAATGAAAACGAGGTGAATTGTATGCTCGTGTTTGGTTTACTTCTTTTTATCCCCGGGTGCGTTTTTGGTATCCGCTGGTTTTCCGAGCATAAATTTGAATATATCGACGGCGTCAGGCCCTCTCGCCAGCTGGATCGGAACTTCTGGTTGTGCATGGGTTGCCTGTGTCCCTCGTTGCTCCTGATGTTGGCAGGGGCGATTTCTTGGCTGTAAACCGAATTTATACCGCTTCCTTCGGGAAGCGGTTTTATTTTTTCTTCCGCTTCGTAGAC